CATCGATGCGAAGTCAGGCAGGTATTAAAGTGGCGTACTCAAGATAGAAACAAAGCCATTGAATATCTGTCTATTGTCCGCAATAAGCGCGGAGATAGAACGGCTCAGTTGTTAGAGAAAGATTGTAGAGAACAATGGACGTTAGGAAATCGTGGAGATGAAAACGAATGGTTATGAAAAAAACATTATCTGATTTTGATTTATCAAAAAAATCACATAGGTATTTAGCCAGAAAAGCTGGTTTTGATGTTCCAAAACTTCCAAATAACAAGCCCAAAAAAACATTTTGGGAACAAGTTGAAAAAACAAAAGATTGTTGGTTTTGGAAAGGAAAACTAGACAGGTGTGGATATGGGATTTATTCAATAAATAATTTTTGTCATAAGGCTCATAGATATTGTTATGAAATAACCAATAATTTAAAAATTGGTAAACAAATTGCAATGCATACTTGTGATACTCCTAATTGCGTTAATCCAGATCATATAAAACTTGGAACTCATGCTGACAATCAAAAAGATAAAGTTAATAAAAATAGACAAGCTAAAGGTGAAAAAATAGCAATATCAAAATTAACTCAAAAAGATGTTTTTGATGCTAGAAATATATATAAAAATGAAAAAGTAACTTATAAGCAATTAGCAGCAAAGTATAGTGTATGCAGAGACACAATGCAAAAAGCAATTAGAGGAATAAATTGGAGTCATAATGGTTTATAAACGTGTGGATAATTGCCAAACACAAATAGTTAAGGCTCTACGTGATATGGGTTGCACAGTACAGCACTTGCATGAGGTAGGGAAAGGCTGTCCAGATATTATCGTCGGATTTAAAGCTAGAAATTTCTTGCTTGAGATCAAGGATGGTGATAAAAAGATACTTACTCCAGATCAAGTTAATTGGCACAGACTCTGGAAAGGTCAGGTAAACGTAGTAACAAGTATTGACGATGCTAAAACTTTAATATGGAAACTATCAGATGAATATCGATCCGAACGAAGCGATTAATTTTATGATTAAAAATGCGGCTGCTTACGCTCAGGCTAAGGCGAATGTGGTGTATTTGACCGAATACAGAAAGACAGTTAAGGCTATTGGATTTCAGCGTAGCCTAAAGAGTACGATGGCTGACAAAGAGGCAGATGCTTACACTACAGTTGAGTATGCTGCTTGTGTAGAAGGACTAAGAGAGGCTGTAGAGGAGGCTGAACGACTACGCTGGATGCTCGTAGCCGCTCAAGCTCGTGTTGACTGCTGGAGAAGTTTAGAAGCTAGTAATCGTCAAGTTGAAAGGTCAACTCAATGATTATTCTTCGCAATAATCTTCTTCGCACTCGATCCAGTCATAGTATTCTTCATCGAAGTAATACCAGACTTGTTCTTCGTCATCAAACCAATACGCTACACCATCTTCATCAAACTCATAAATCTCTACATCATCAGACTCAAAGTAAAACATTACGCCTTCAATATTTAATGCAAACATTTGTTTCTCCCGAGAAATAGCAGTCCACTAACTGCTTGAAAATAATAGCAAAATTTAATGTAAATTACGTTACAGGAAATCAATATTATGGATAAAGTTTATTGCGATAATTGCAACTGGATTGGTGAACGTGACGATGTGTTGAAAGTACGTTGCGGATATGTATTTGATGATGCTGTAGATGTGTGTCCTGAGTGCAATCATGCAGAGACAATATCTTCATTTAAATATTTGTGGAGAAAGCGTCAAATTGACCAAAGCAGAGAAGAAATATCTATCTAAAGTTGCTAATTTAGGTTGTATAATTTGCTATAGGCTAGGGTATGCAGGTACTCCTTCTGAGATTCACCACGTTAGAGGTTTAGGCTTGGGAATGGGTGTAAGGAGTTCGCATTACGATACGTTACCGCTTTGTCCTGAGCATCATCGGGGGAATACCGGATACCACGGAATGGGACGTAAAGCCTTTGAGCGTCAGTATGAAGTTACTGAGCAACAACTACTTGAACAAGTAAAGGAAATGCTAAATGATGAAGAAAACCAAAGCAGCTAAGAAGGTCGCTAAAGTCATGGGTGAGTATGGCAAAGGCGAATTGCACTCTGGTAGCAAAACTGGACCAGTAGTTAAATCTCAAAAACAAGCCGTAGCTATTGCCATGAGTGAAGCTGGCATGAAGATGAAGAAGAAAAAGAAATGAAAACTGGACTTTACGCCAATATTGCAGCCAAGAAAAAGCGTATAGCTGAAGGTTCTGGTGAGAAAATGCGTAAGCCGGGTACTAAAGGTGCGCCAACTAAAGCTGACTTTAAGCAAGCTGCTAAGACTGCTAAAAAGGTAAAGAAATGATTAAGCGTGGCAAAGAGGAGTTTGCTGGCTATAACAAGCCTAAGAAAACTCCTAGTCATCCTACAAAGAGCCATGCTGTACTAGCCAAGTCAGGAGACGAGGTTAAGTTAATCCGTTTCGGTCAGCAAGGCGTTAGCGGCAGTCCTGATGGTAGCAAGCGTAATGAGGCATTTAAGGCTCGTCATGCTTCTAATATCGCTAAAGGAAAGATGTCTGCTGCTTATTGGGCTAATAAGGTTAAATGGTGATCTATGAAAGAATGTCCTAAAGTATGTTCAGACATCCAGCTTAATCTCAAGAACAGAGATTGGGCATTTGCTAATGTAGGCTATGGTCCTGCTAATCCTGACTCACCAGAGGACTTCTGGCAGATTCGCGCTAAGGAATGGGCGACAAGTCCTAAGAACGCTCAGACTATGCATTGTGGCAACTGCTCTGCATTTATCCAGACTCCTGAAATGATGAAGTGTATTGTCGATGGTATTCAGGGTGAAGAATCGGATAACGAGACGTATGCTAACGAGGTCGTGGATAGTGCGGAATTAGGCTACTGTGAGCTGTTCGAGTTTAAATGTGCAGCAGATCGTACCTGTTCAGCGTGGTTAGTTGGGGGAAGCATTAAGCAACCAATGACAGAAAAACAAAAAACTATGTTAAAAATGGCTAAATTAGAATATAAGACTAATGATGATATTGACGAAGAATAAATAGCAAAACGCCCAAAAGACTGACATCTAATGAGCGTTTTTAACAAACCAACTGTAAAGGAGTTGATATGTTTAGTAAAGATTGTAATTTAACTCAGGATTTAGTTAAACATTATTTTAGTTATAATCCTGAAACAGGTATTTTTATTAGAAAAATAGCAAATACTAATCGTTCTAAAGTTGGCGAAATTGCTGGCGGTAAGGATGACCATGGTTATATAAGATTAACCATTAATGGGAAAAAAATTAGAGCGCATAGACTAGCATGGCTATATATGTATGGAGAAATTCCAAATCAAATAGACCATATAAATGGCGTAAAAGTTGACAATAGAATATCTAATTTAAGATTAGCTGATTATTTTATAAATTCTCAAAATAAACATAAACCACCAAAATCAAATAAAAGTGGATATATCGGTGTACATTTTGATAATAATACTCAAATGTTTAGAGCGAGAATAAGCCATAAAGGTAAAAGCATTTGTTTGGGTTTGTACGATGACCCTAAAGTTGCTGGTGAAGCATATTTAAAAGCTAAACGTGAATTGCACGAAGGCTGCACAATATGATTCCGACAACTCTTAATCTAGGTTCTGGCAAAGATTGGAAGGATTCATACTTTAACGCAGACATATTGCTTAGAGTTAATCCTGACTGGTGGTGCGACATATCTAAGGTAGAGTTTGGCACTACTATCGACAGTCCTAGATTTGGCAAGGTAGAAATAACAAAGGGAATGTTTAAAACAATCGTCGCAAATGACGTTTTAGAGCATATACCTGACTTAGTGGCTGCAATGACCAACTGTAAGGACTTGCTGGAAGTTGGTGGTGAGTTTCATATTAACGTACCGTATGAGCTAAGTTTAGGTGCATGGCAAGACCCGACTCATGTTAGAGCGTTTAACGAGAATAGCTGGCTGTACTATACCGAGTGGCATTGGTATTTAGGATGGAAGGATAGATTTAACCTATCGTCAATGGAGTTCAAGTTGTCAGAGTTTGGTCAGGAATTGATGGACAAAAACATTCCCGATCAGGAAATTATGCGTACTCCACGAGCAGTAGATTCAATGAAGGTGATCTTGACTAAGATAAGTTTATAGTCAGCATAGTTTAAGTTTACAGTCAGGAGTTCCCTTGCAAGCAATCGTAATCGCTACGGTCGGTAGTCCAAGCATCCACGTACTATTGGAGAGCATTAATCAATATGCAAGAGAGTTGCCAGTTTACGTTAGTGCAAATAGTCTGGAGTTGTGGGGAGAAGTTAGAGGCAGACTTAAAAACAATCGAGTCATCTTCAGACCAAATACTGCTACCAATTTCGGAGATGCGTATAATGCAATTGTCTCTTATGCCTTTGAGCATGGGAATTACGATTCACTAATCATTGCAAATGACGATGTAGTATTGGCTCCCGATACTATTGAAAAGATGCAAGCAGATTACAAGTACGTCAGCAAGTCATTTAAGGTTGGATTCTTAGGTGCAAGATCAGATTACGTACTACCAGCACAGAATATACGAGTAGCAGAGGAAGATGACGTATTCTCAGCGTTAAAGTGGGAGAGCGAGTTACACATCAAGATGACTGATGTCATTGCTCCTATTTTCGCGGCGATAAGTAAAGAGGCATGGGATGTAGCACAATTCCCTAGCACTAATTGGTATTCAGACAATATAATATGTCATGACTTAGGCAAAGCAGGGTATTCCCACTTTGTTAGTCGTGGATACGTTCATCATGCAGGAAGTCAGACGGTTGGAAACGACTTTGCTAAATGCCATGAAGAACCGCGGGAATGGATAAAGACTAACAGACCGGACATGTACGAGATGTTCTACGCATGACATCCAGAGGATAATGCAAAAATGGAAACAAATACTGTTAAAGAAACACCGAAAATCGGAGAAGGACTAGCAGGTCCGGGTAGACCTAAAGGATTGCCTAATAGAAGCACTCAAATAGTCCGAGAGGCTATTGCTAACCTATTAGAGCGCAATGCAGGGAACATGGACAGATGGCTTAATGAAGTGGCTCAAGACGATCCTTATAAAGCCTTAGACCTAATGAATAAGCTAAGTGAATACCATATACCTAAGCTGGCTAGGACTGAGCTAACAGGTGCTGATGGTGGACCACAACTACATCAGGTCTCATGGCTGAAATAGTAATTCCATATAAGCCTAGAGAGCTACAAAAGCAGATACATGAAGCTGTAGATAGCCATAGGTTTACTGTCGTAGTTGCCCATAGAAGATTTGGCAAGACTGTTAGCGCAATCAATCATCTTATAAAGGCTGCCATTGAGTGCCAAAAACAAAACCCACGATTTGCCTATATTGCTCCGACTTATGCGCAATCCAAACGTGTGGCATGGGATTACCTGCTGGAATTTACTCGTCCTCTTGGGGCTGTTGCTAATATCAGCGAACTTAGAGTTGACTTTTGGGGTCGTAGGATTAGCCTTTACGGTAGCGATAATGCTGATAGCCTTCGTGGGCAGTATTTTGATGGCGTTATTCTTGATGAAATAGGGGATCAGAACCCTAAGATATGGAATGAAGTTATACGTCCAGCACTAGCAGATAGGAATACTGACGAGGCTCCTACATGGTGCTTATTCATTGGAACTCCTAAAGGTAGGAACCATTTCGCAGAGTTCAGAGACAGGGCTAAGACTGCTGAAGGTTGGACGCTACTAGAGTTTAAGGCTAGTCAGACAGGTATTCTTGCTGACAAGGAACTTAAAGATGCTCGTAATGAGATGGGCGATGATAAGTATAACCAAGAGTTTGAGTGCAGCTTTGATGCAGCCGTAGAGGGTTCTTATTATGGTCAGATTATCAATAATCTTGAGGAGAAGAACCGGATCACCACTATTGAGCGCGATGACTTATGTAAGTCTTATGTTGCTTGGGATTTGGGGATGTCTGATTCTACTTCTCTGTGGGTTGCTCAGGTGGTTGGAAAAGAGGTACGACTCATTGACTTTACGGAAAACCACGGTGTCGGTCTGGACTGGTATGTATCATGGCTCAAAGACAACAAGTACGAAGGCTTCACGCAGTTCCTCCCGCATGACGTAGAGGTACGTGAATTAGGTACAGGAAAGAGCCGTAAAGAGGTTTTACAGGAAGCTGGACTGGATATAACTGTAGCTCCTCGTTTATCGATTGCAGACGGTATACAAGCTGTTAGAAGGCTATTGCCACAATGCTGGTTCGATCACAAGACTAAGCAAGGGCTAGATGCGCTGAGGAATTATCGCAGAGAATATAACGAGAGACAGCAAGTGTTCTACGACAAGCCGCTACACGACTGGTCTAGCCATGCAGCAGACGCTTTCAGGTACTTAGCGATAAGCCTTGACCAAGACGAGACTTCATGGCAGTCAGATTTGCCCATTAACACTAAATGGATTGTATAATTGCGAAAATCCTAAGAGGAACGCATTATGATGGATGAAGGCAAAGTAAAAGGTATTGTCGAGAATGAGATTGATAATAGCATTGGCTATATTGACTCAGAGACGGTAGAGGATCGTAAGCGAGCCTTAGAGTATTACCTGCGTTCTCCGTATGGTAACGAACAAGAAGGTCGCAGCCAGATCGTAACTGGTGAGGTAGCTGAGGCTATTGATGGTGCATTGCCACAATTGATGCGTGTGTTTACGACTACTGAAGATATTGTCTATTTTGAGCCTAAGGGTCCACAAGACGAAGAATCAGCTAAACAAGCTACGGACTACTGTAATTGGGCTTTCTATCGGGATAACGATGGAATGATTATCCTCCACAATTGGTTTAAAGATGCGCTACTGCAAAAGGTAGGCGTAGTTAAATCGTATTGGGATGATAAGACAGACGTAACTAAAGAAGAATACAAGAATCTATCTGAGGATGAATTGGCATATCTGATGTCAGATCAGTCTCTTAAAGTTATCAAGCAGAAAATAGAATATACGGAAACGTCTGACATTATGGGGAATGTAGTACAAGTTCCTAACTATAACGTCCACGTACAGCGTACTGAGAAATCAGGTCAGGTAAAGATTGAGAACGTACCTCCTGAAGAATTCCTTATTAGCAAGTCAGCTAAGACTATTGAAGATTCATCGTTTGTCGCGCACCGTAGATTAATGACTCGTTCAGAGTTGATTGCAATGGGCTACGATCAGAAGGTAGTTGACGATCTAGCAACATACAATGATTTAGAGTTCAGCCCTGAGCGTATTGCTCGCTTCCCTAACGGTGAGCAGCCAGACCAAAACACTAGCTTAGACTTCTCAATGCAGACGCTTGAGGTATACGAGTGCTATATACGTATTGATGAAGATGATGACGGTATTGCTGAGTTACGCCGTATCGTCTATTGTGGTTCTGAGATACTAGAGGATGAGGAAATAGATTATGTTCCATTTCACTCTATCTGCCCTATACCTATTCCGCACAAGTTCTTTGGTCAATCGCTGGCTGATAGGACAATGGATATACAACTCCAGAAATCCACAATCACACGACAGAGCCTAGATAATCTGTATCTAACTAACAACAGTCGCGTTGGGGCTGTAGATGGTCAAGTCAATATCGATGACCTGCTTAATGCTACTCCGGGTGGAGTTATTCGCTTAAAGAGTCCTAATGCTTTGGTTCCACTAACGGTACAAAGCACATTCGGTCAAGCAATGCCAATGTTGGAATACTTGGATGCAGTTCAAGCCAAGAGAACAGGTGTTAGCGATGCACAGCAAGGACTTGATCCAGACGTACTGAATAATGTTACGGCTACGGCTGTGGCTGCAATGATGAAGTCTAACTCAGGCAAGCTAGAGTTAATCGCTCGTATCTTTGCTGAGACAGGTGTTAAGTCGTTGTTTAAAGGTATTTTGCATCTATTGGGCAAGTATCAGGACAAGCCTCGTATCGTTCGTATGCGTGGTAAGTACGTGACGTTTGACCCTAGAACATGGGCAAATGAGTACGACATTAGCGTTAATGTTGGTCTAGGTTCAGGTGACAGAGATCAGAAACTAGCTATGTTGCAGATGGTTCTAGCGAAACAAGAGCAGATCATTCAGCAATATGGTCCGAGTAATCCATTGGTATCTATCGGTCAATACCGCAATACTTTAGCGAAGTTCATTGAATCGGCAGGTTTCAAAGATGCTAACGAGTTCATGAATGAGATTACTCCAGAACAGAATGCTGCGCTTTCTCAACCACAGCCTCTTGCACCAGATGCCCAAGCAAAGGTCGCTGAGATGCTTGCTCAGGTGGAAAGAGAAAAGACTCAGGCGAAGTCTCAGATTGATGCGGCAAAACTTGACCTTGAGAAGCAAACACTTGAAGCCGAATATACTCGTAAAGGTATAGAGATGCAGATGAAAAATCAGCGTGATACGGCTGATATTCGTATTAGAGAGGCTGAGTTAGCAGTTAAGCAATTGCAAGCTGTACTGGCTATGGACTTGGCTGATGAGGCTACAAAGAATAAGCAGTCTGAACTTACATTGAAGGCTTTACGTGAACTAGGCTCTCTGACTAAAGGTATGTAATGAAAAAATCAGACTGGGCTACTAACCTGCTAAGAGACGATTACTTCCTAGAGATGATGGAAGAACTCAGAGGTATGGAGATAGCTAAGTTCTTAAATAGCGACTATGGGGATATAGAGACACGCGAAGAAGCGTATCTACGGCTTAGAGTCTTAGAGTCTATTGATAATCACATTCAAGGTTTAGCAGACCAGAAGATCATTGATGAAAAAAAGTTAAAGATTTTGTAGTCCGAATCGTCCGGTTGGCGATATAATTAAGGAAACATAAATGAGCGATACTCAGAACACGACACCGGAAGGTAGTGGTGAGTTAACGGTAGAAGGTGCAGCTAACGCTTTCTTGAGCATGATGGATCGGGAAGATGGCTCCGACAAGGAACAACCAGAATCCGCTTCAGAAGCTAACGAAAGCGATGCCGAATCAGACGATGAGTCTGAGGTAGAACAGGAAGATGACGGTGAGGAGCAAGAGCAGCCCACGTATCTGGTTAAAGCAGCCGGAGAAGAACGTGAGGTAACGCTTAATGAGCTTATCAAGTCTTATCAACTTGGCACGGATTACACCAAGAAATCGCAAGCAGTAGCTGAGGAGCGCAAAGCCGTAGAGGCAGAGCGTCAAGCTGTTCAAGAAGCTAAGCAGATGCGTGATACTTACGCGCAACGATTAGAGATGATTGAGCAAATGCTTCAGCCTCAGCAAGAGGAAAATCTCGAGTACCTGAAAGAGACTGATCCTATTGGATACTCTGTAAAGGTAGCTGAGATGGTTCAGAGAGATAAGCAATTATCTGCTGTTCAAGCTGAGAGATCACGAATCAATCAGCAACAAGAGCAAGATAGACACGCACAGATGCAGCACGTAGTGGCTGAGGAAATGCAGAAATTGTCGGCTTATATACCTGAATTTACTGATCCTGCTAAAGGTGAATCAATCAGAAATGATATTCGTGCCTTTGCTAAACAGGTCGGTTTCTCTGATAACGAATTAGCGGCTGTCTATGATAGTCGGGCAGTATTAACTCTGTATAAGGCAATGCAGTACGACAAGTTAGTCGCAAGTAAGCCAGCTATCACCAAGAAGGTGAATGAGGCTCCTAAAGCGATTAAGTCAGGCGTAAGCAAACCTAGAGATAGTAATGCTGAAGAAATACGAAAACTAAAGGCACGAGCCAAGTCAAGCGGAAATATACGTGATGCGGCAAGTGTATTTGAACGATTTTTATAAGGAATTAAATCATGGCTATTTATAATGCTTATGACGCTATTGGTCAGCGTGAAGATTTGACCGATGTAATTTATGACATCAGCCCAACTGAAACTCCATTCATGAGTTCTATTGGTAAGACTAAAGCTACGGCTGTTTACCACGAGTGGCAGACCGACTCTCTTGCAGCCGCTACCACAAATAACGCTGCTGTTGAGGGTGCTGACGCTTCCGATGCTACTTTGTCACCTACTACTCGTTTGGGTAACTACACTCAGATTCTGCAAAAGACTATCAAAGTCTCTGGCACTCTGGATACAGTTAATAAAGCTGGTCGTAAGTCTGAGAAGGCTTATCAGTTGGCTAAGGCATCCAATGAACTCAAGCGTGACTTAGAGACCATTCTGCTGGCTAATCAAGGTCGTTCGGCTGGTACAACTAACTCTACTGCTCGTAAGATGGGTTCGTTGCTGTCGTGGATCAAAACCAATACTGATGCTAATACTACTGGCGATCCTACAACTATCGGTGTATCGACTCGTACAGACGGTACAGCACGTACATTTACTGAGGCTCTGCTGAAAACAGTCGTTGCTGAGGTATTTGCTTCGGGTGGTACTCCTAAGATTCTGATGGTTGGTGCTACTGGTAAACAGAAAGTATCTAGCTTCACAGGTCTGTCAGCTTATCGTTATAACGTCAATGGTGGTACAGGCGGTTCGCAAGCTACTATCGTTGGTGCTGCTGACGTTTACTTGTCAGACTTCGGCTCGATGGCTGTCGTTCCTAACCGTTTCATGCGTACACGCGATGCTCTGATCCTTGATCCTGAGTACGCTGCAATCGCTTATCTGCGTCCATTCATGACTAACGAGCTTGCAAAAGCTGGTGATGCTGACAAGACTCAGATTTTGGTTGAGTGCACATTGGAAGTTAAGAACGAAGCCGCTCACGGTATCGTTGCTGACTTGAACATGGCTCTGTAATAAGACTGCCCCTGATCTTCGGATTGGGGGCATTTACGAGGACTTATGGACTATAGACAACAGGTTGTACATGCGGACGGTGATGGCGGCATTATCATCGAGACTAAACAGGATGTTACTGAGATACTAGAAAGTAATGTTCATATCAGAGAGGCAGACAAGGCAAGGCTAGGAAATCTTAAAGAATTGCACCACGTAGCTCGAATACCTTTTACGGTCATTGATGACTTGAATAAAAAGGGAGTTATGAGAGGGTTCACTATTCTTGATGATGTAGCGTTTGCTAAGTGGCTCAATGATTCCGATAATGCACAATGGAAAGTCTATAGGGGTAACATCTAATGGGTATAACAGTTGGCGTATGCGTTCCAGCACGTGACGAGGTTCATACTGGCTTTGCGTTTGACTTTGCGAAGATGGTCGGTAGAGATTCTAAGTTTCGTTGTGGTTCTGGAGAAAACGGGCTGAAGTTATACACAATGGCTGGAACGCTGATATTTGACCAGAGAGAAAAGCTGGTTGAGGCTGCGTTAGCTGATGGTTGTGACTATATTCTGTTCATTGATTCAGATATGCGGTTCCCTAGCGATACGATAGAGATATTGTTAAGCAGGAATGTACCGATATGTGGAGTTAATGCAGTAACTAGACGCAAGCCTACGCTACCGACAGCATTGAATTTAGAGTTAGATAAAGATGAAAATGGCAAGATTATTAGTCACGCTTGGCATAAAATAGACTCTAAAGGTAAAGAAGGTATTGAGGCTTGTACGGCTGTAGGTGGTGGCGTTGTAATGATACATAAAGATGTATTCGAGGCTACTAAGAAGCCGTGGTATGACGTAGGCTGGGGCACTAAAGGCATTATTGGCGAGGATGTACATTTCTGCGTCAAGGCTCAAGATAGTGGATTCCAGACGTATGTAGATCACAGTCTGTCTATGCACATTGGTCACATTGGTACGTATGAGTATCGATGGGAAGATGTAGAAGATGGGGCTGTGGAGAGACACAACTCAGGGAAATAGTTATGACGGATTACAGTTCGTTAAAATCTACGATAGCGAGTTACTTAGGTCGTAGTGATCTGACTTCACAGATACCGGACTTTATCCAATTGGCTGAGGAACGGCTCCGTAGAGACCTTAGAACGCGCCAGATGCTCATTGTGGCTCGTGCTGATACCACAAGTGGTACTGAGACTGTCGGCTTGCCTACGGACTTCCTAGAGATGCGTGACGTACATCTACGTACCACTCCTGTAAAGTCAGTATCGTACCTTTCGCCTAATTCTTTTTACGCAACAGCTAGAACTACTGAGGCAGGTGCTCCTGTTAATTACACTATTCTGGCTAGTGAGATTCAATTCGCTCCTATACCTGATAGTGCGTACAGTATTCAAATGCTCTATTACGGTAAACCTGCGTATCTATCTGATACCAATATTATTAACGTATTCCTAACTAATTATCCTGATGCGTTGTTATATGCGTCATTAGGCGAAGCTGAACCATATTTGATGAATGATGCGCGACTTCAAACGTGGGCAACCTTGTATGATCGTGCTATCTTAGCAATTTCTACTGCCGACCAAAATGGTGAATTCGGTGGTCAACCTATGTCAATGAGTGTGAGGTAAATC